ATGAACATTTCCCGCACAAAGAAGCGAACTCCACTAGGAGTGGAGCTCTTTAAACTTCCGGCATATGAGCGTGACCGCATTAGAACGAAACTAACAGAAGCTGGCCTTAGTGAAGGTGGCTGGCGATCAATCTACGAACGGACGGATGCGCACCTATTACCTGTTTTTGTTCGCGACATCATTGTAAAGGAATTGCCCACAGCTGAAAAATTTTTCAAACATCCCAAACTATCAGAAGCATGAGTCACAAAATGTGTTGGTTTGCCGCTATGGGAATGGTGGCAACCGGCGAGTGGTTCGCCGACATCGTCGCCCGCAACCCAGCCACCGTTTCAGCAATTGGCTGCATGGCAATCTTCGGAGTAGTCGCCTACTCGGTAAATCGTAGCAACAAAGAAAAAGGAGCAACGAAGTAGGATCGCTTCGCCACAGAAGTTTCGCGCACCATTTCTGTCCTTGTCATCCTGATCAGATAAGAGGAAAATCGCATCCAGGTTCAACGCATACCGCCGACTCACAACCGGCAAAATCCTGAAACATATACACCAGACCGTTACACGCAAATTAGCATGGACGGATACCCAACACCCTAAAAAGTGGCAAAATGTTTCAATAGAAATTTCAATTGAAGTTTCGATCGATTTTCAATTGAACGATAGAACTATTGAGCTATTGAAAGTTTCTCATCAGTTACTATACGATTAAAACATTTTTTCAAAACGCGAAAAATGCCTCCAAATCAACCCTTAAAAACCAAAGGCCGTGCAGTATCCCCTGACCCGAACCGTAGCCTTTTCAAGTTTAAATTAACATGGCTGCCAGAACCAAACGGGTACCAGAAAAAGAGCGAAACATGGTACAGCTTCGATTACCCCATCGAGCGAGAGATGTTTCCAGAGGGTCTGGATAAAGACCTACGGGCACAGTGGAAGACTCTTGTCGCCTTATGCTGGAAACATCCTGAACTGTATGAGTTCATAAAGTGGCTCCGGCCTCACAACAAAGATGACGACCTGGTGCTTTATATGCCCAATTGGGACGAGCTACCGCCTATGATCCCTGTCATCGAGGCAAAATATGGCTGGGGCTTACTCGAAAATTACGTACACACATGCGGCTTCAACGATTTCAGTTTCTGCTCTGTGGACAGATCACACCCGAGGCAGGCAGGAAATAGCCCTGGAAAGACAAAGGTCTTTCGAGAATTCTACGGATATAAGTACATCCATCGAAATGACTTCATTGTAAGGAACCTAGCCATTGGAAAACTCTTAAAAGTTGATGTGTACGACAACCTGATGTACCACTCGGAAAACCACCTACACACCATGTTTGGACGCGTCCAGACCGTAATCGAGCCAGAACACCTGCCGGTCCGCGGCGGAACTCCGCAAGCCATCGGCTCAATGATGCCAAAGTTTAACAGAGAATAACCAATTCAAACCAAATCAATCATGTCAAGACACGACGAATCAATCGGGCGCATGCCTAACCCAAGTCAGTTTTATCTCGAATGGAACAGCGAAAAAAGCTCCTTCTGCTACTACTCTACCGAAGAGCAGGGGCGGATTCCATTCGACCTACCTTTCCGGTTCCTCGCTTTAAAATTCATGAACACGATCACAGGATGGGATAGTAACGCCCGCAAGCAGATCTATTCCAATGAAATTTCCGATACCAGGATGGAACACTTCCGGGTCGCATATCGGGACGGAAGTACCATCGCCACCGGTCTTTACTCGGACATTAAGGACGACCTGGTTGCTGTCGGTGGGCGCTTCACCAGATCCATCTACGCGATGACGCCGAAGGGAGCGATCGCCAATATCAAATTAACTGGCGGTCAAATGTTCAATTTCGGCGAGATCGAAAAGTACGGCAACCGCTGGCAGGACGAATGGATTCAGGTCGCATCGTTCGAAACCAAACAGAACCGCGAGAACAAAGACTACACTATCCCAGTCTTCACTTTCGGAGGCACAATCCAGCCTAACGACTCTATCAAGGCAGATACAGCCTACGGGATTATAAAAGCCTATTTCAACAGCAAATCGGCAAGTCCTGCGCCTCGCCCCGTCGCTCCACGCGCACAATATGCCCCCGCCGCTGCCGCGATACCATCCAGCCTCGCTTCATCCAGCGATGACGACGATCTACCATTCTAATCACCTAACGCTACACGTGCAATGGAAAATGCAACAATCACCCTTGAAACCACCATAGCCTACCCCGGAAAATGGCGCGTGAAAGACGAAGAGCGCATGATTGTCTTCACCATACCGTGCCATTCCGAACTACTCCCGCTGCTCGAAAAACCGCCCAAAACTGTACAGTGCTACTACCGAAACCTGAGATTTAAATATGGCACACTCACCAAGGGCACCGCGATAAGGCTGACGGCCGTCATCGAGTTCGGAAAACGTGGTGGAGTCCAGCTCCACATCAAAGAGCTGGAAGTGGTCGGGCCCGTCGCCCAGGACTTGACAAAAGTCTCGACCAAAATGATGAACAAGTGGACAAAACAATTTGAAAAGCAATACGCATTACCATTATGAAAACATCTGTAACAAAGCTTAATGAAGTACTGGCTCTGACAATGGGCTCGAAGGATTTGCTAAAAGCGCTGAACCTGGTGGGAAAAGTGGTTGCCTCCAATCCGATCGTTCCTGCTCTCGAGAATGTCAAAGTGGAGATTTTAACCGGCAAAGTTCAGTTTAGTGGCAATAACTTACACCAGTCCATCACCTGCTCTACTGAGTACAACATCATCGGTGATACTGGCTCATTCCTTTTGCCGCACAAAAAAACTGTCGATCTGCTGAAAACCCTTCCGGACGTACCAGTAACGATCGTTCATACCCAAAACGCTGGCACCTGCGCGGTACAGATCGAGGTAGATGGCAAGAAATTCAAAATGGCAAGTGATGCGGCAAAGGACTTCCCTATGCCGCCACTCACATCAGGGGAAAGCCTTGAATTACCTGTAAAGCAGTTAAAGGAAGCATTGACAGTTTGCCTGTCAACAGTTTCCAACGACACGCTGCGGCCATCGCAGTTGGGTGTTCATTTCAATACAGAAGCGGGCGAAATTGTCAGCTGCGACGGATCGAACATCACTATTTACCGGACCGGCCAACTATTCGACTCGAAGCCTTTCACCATTCCCTCGGAGTTTGCCCGATTGGTTATTGACCAGATTTCAGACTCTCAGGACGCGGTTTCATTGGAAATTTCGGATAGCTATGCCCGAATCAGCAATGATACCCAGGTCATCACCAGCATCCTTGTTTCGGAAAAATTTGTCGACTACGAACGTGCAATCCCAAAAAGCAACAATTTAAAAGGGTCGATCGATATTACCGAATGGTCAACGGCCATTAAGCGATCGCTGATTTTCACCAACCTGACAACCTTCCAAACGAGAAACATCTTCTCTGCCGGAAAACTCACCATCGCGACACAAGATCAAGACTTCGGAAGCGACTCCACCCAGGAAATTCCGTTCGATGGTGACTTCGAATTTGAAATTGGCCTGCAAGGAAAAACGATCAGCAACATCCTGCAACGATTGGGCAGCAACACCGCCCGCCTTGAAATGACCGCGCCTAACCGAGGTTTCTGCATTTTCCCCGATAACACCCTTGCAAAAGAGTTACTGATCATGTCAATGCCGGTCATGCTTCCGACGGCATAATAAAAAAAACCGGTCGCAGCTTGGACCCTGCGACCGGCATTCCCAAAAAATCAAAATAAGCGACACAAAGATGAGCAAAAAACAAAGCCTTCCCAAATGGCACTTCTCTGCAAAATCTACATTCCTGACCATTGACGAACAGGTGTACACAAAAAAAAGACTCAACCACCTGTGCAAAATGGCCATGACCGAAAAGAAAAGACAGAGAGGCGTTCCCCGACTGGTGGTCAGCATCACGCCGATCGGAGTTTTTTCACTTCAAAATTTAATCCCTTCAAACGAATGTTATTCCCTGTCAAATTGAAGCTGGCGCATTACGAGGCAGAAGCCATGCGGCGGTACTTGCAGCGCATGCTGGAAACGTCCATGAATCCGGAAGCGAAAAACGAGGTAATCGTCCTCGCCGAGCATTTTCAAAAATTCGACTCCGCGGTCCGATCCAAGGTGTTCCGGGTTGCTGGCACCAAGAACTGCATCTACTCGGTCCCGCTCAGCGTAGCGCGCATCCTTTGGTACCGCTGGCAGCAGGAAAACGGAGGAGAAGCAATCCAGTCCGTGCTTGGCAAAATCGACTACGAACTCAATTCCCTGGATAGGGTACCCCAATTCCCCAAAACATTGATATGAGAAAGCATACAATTACATCTATTCGGACCGCAATCGCAGAACTTGAATGCTTCGCCGACATTAACCAATCTCTTTGGCAGGATCGAATGGACGATATTTTCGAATACTACCAAAGCCAAATCAAGGCATGCATGATTCTGGCCTATGAGAAAAATCTTACTTCGAAAGCAGTATACGTCGCAGGCATCAACAGCCTGAGATATTTCGAAATGCAGATCATCGGTGCTGACGGGGTTAAAACCTTCTACATCGGGCAAGATAGCCATATTGGCTTACCCATTATGCGGCAACGATTCCAGGCAAGCTACCGCGAGTCTGATTACAAATGGAACCTTCGTTCTGTCACGATACTAACAGAAGCACTGAAAGATTTGCACCTCTATTTCGACCACCTGAACGACGAAAACCTGCACAAAAATGGAACTGATCATTAAAGTCACACGAGGATACCTGGCCGTTATCCTGCTGCTGGCAGCGGTTCTGACTATCCCCATTATTGTTGCGATGGTTTACTATCTGATGCTATTGTTCTCACTCTTCATTGGTTCCGTGTTTTTCCCATGATAACAGGCATATCATACTTTGGCGGCAAATCCGGCTCAGGCACTTACCAGACGATCATTAACCAGATACCGCCTCACACGACTTATGTGGAAGGGTTTGCAGGAATGGCAGGAATTTTCCGAAGAAAGTTGCCAGCCAAAGAAAGCCTACTGGTAGAAGTTGACAAAGAGACGATCGCAAGGCTTGTTGAAATTGGCATTAACCGAGAGATGATATACGAAGGTTCGATGCTGGAAGTGCTCGACATCTTCCGGAGCACCCTCGATCAACCGGACGTCTTTCTTTACCTGGACCCACCCTACCCTCGGGATTCCAGAAAATCGGACACCGTTTACCGCCACGAGCTGACCCATGACAACCACGTGCTGCTGCTCAAACTGATCAGAAGCTACCAACGTGCCAAGATTGCCATCAGCACATATCCCAACCAGATGTATGCCCACCGGCTTAAAGATTGGCGATCAATCGAATTTGACAGCCAGACACGGCGAGGCAGAGCGACTGAGGTGCTAATCATGAACTATCCAGAGCCAGACGAGCTGCACGATTACCGCTACCTGGGAAGCGACTACCGTGAGCGGGAACGCATCACCCGCAAGCTCAACCGCTGGCAGAATAAATTCTCTGAACTGGCACCACTTGAACAAAAGGCGATGATCCAGCGCCTGACAACCTCACTGGATCCTACCGCCATTTAAAGCGGTGGTCGACGAAATATCTCTCAAACTCAAAATCGATCAAAACAATGAGTACAACAAGATTTTACAAGATTCAAAAAGGCACAGAAACATTTCAAAAAGTGGCTGACATGATAGTGCAGATTAGAGCTGCCAACAAGGCCGCCGAGAATTTGGCCATCGAGATCGGCTCAACCGGTCAGATGATTCATTCTGATCACTACGTGGCAGGAGGTATCACAGGTTTTGAATTCTACCAACAACCGGAAGGTTGGAGGAAAGCCAGCAAACATTTTCACGGGTACTATTTTCCGAAATCGGGAAAAGAAAACAAGCAGACCCTCAATGCCATTTATGCATTACCCAAAATCGAGCGACGCACATTGAGCGCGCTGATCGGATACAAAGGCATTTTTAGTCAGCCAGGGATAATGGAGCGTGGGGAGTATGTACTTGTTGTTGCAACCGTAGGCAATATGGGATCAAGCATCGAACCAACACCTGACATGATCGAAATCTTGGGAAGCGAGTACGATGAGCTCGCCAAGAAGTTAGAAGAAATAGCATAGTAATTCCCGATATCACAACGGCAGCGCTGTCGGTGCTGGCCACTTCAACTACCACAAACATGAGCAAGCGTACCGAGCCAACATTATTTCCAGAACTACCCAACCCACAATACGAATTGAATGTAAAACAGGTCAAGCTTTTCAAATTCAAATCATGGAACGGCCGTCAGGTGAACATTTACGTCGAGCCGATCACCGATCGGACCGGCCGACTAATCGTCATGACGGCAAAAAAGATATTCCAGCGATACTTTGACGGTGTTTCGGGCGGGCTTTACCGCTTTCTGGCTTCGAACGACGCTGGTACAATTGCCTCCGTTTTCGAGGATTCCGAAGATCAAGAGGAATACATTCACAAGCACCTAGCCCCGATATGGGACTTCTTTCAGGAAAGCATCTCCGGACATCTTAACTAATCACCACCTCATAATGAAAACGAACGCAGACGCCATCGAGCAAAAAAGAAAGTTCCTTGCCAGTGCATCCCTCGGGTTCCGAATACTGGTATTTCTTAAAATACAGCTTGTCTGGATGGAGCCACGGCCATTTAATGGCTACTTCACATGCCAAAAAACAAACAAGTGGAACCCGCTAACCTGGTTGTTTTTACTCTTGTTGATTCCGTTCGCCGGCGCAATTGGCATCATCGGATTCTTCGAAGATGTCCCTGCTGAATTCGAAACAAAACGGCACGGCTGACCGGCACGAAAACTTCCAGTACTCCCACGCCAGCACTGACGGTGCTGGCCACTTTCAAACCAATCAACAAAATTTAGCAATGGACAACAGCAACGCAGTCGCGGTAAGGCCATCGAATGCCCAGCCCAAAGTATCTGACCATTTTAAAAATACCATCAAGCAACACCTGAACCAGCTCGCAGCAGCCGACCCGCTCTTCGCCGAGACGCTAAAAAAGCCCGGCAAGAACATAGACGACTGCGTCACTTACATCATCAACCAGGTTAAAGCCAGCGGTATTTGTGGCTTCGAAGATTCCGAAATCTTTGGGATGGCCGTCCACTACTACGACGAAGACGATATCAAGCCAGGCAGCCCGATCAATTACAAAGTGGTAGTGAACCATTCGGTCCAACTTACCGAGGAAGAAATCAGCCAGGCGAAACAAAATGCACTCGCCCAGGTCATTTCCGAAGAAAAAGCCCGTATCCAAAAGAAGGGCGAGCAAAAGAAAGACAAATCTGCACCAATACAACAACCTCTATTTTAATCCATGAAGCCACGGACAAAATTTCATAAAAAGGTAGCATTGGTGCGGCAGGGTCTCAAACCTGCTACCGAAAAACAAATCAACTGGGGCATCGGGCACGTTTTTCAGCGCAGCGGCTTTATCAATAAGCTTTCTCTATGGTGTCTGGAATGCGGGCACCAATGGAAGGTGAAAGGGAACCTGATGCCGGTGCTCGCCGGATGCACTTGTCCGGGATGCGATCGTGAGCTGAAAATTTCCCAATCACGCAAACGGAAGCATGAGGAAGCGGCCTACTTCACGATTTGCTCGAAAGTCAAGGAATTTCAGGTTATCCGGACGTTTTACCTAACCCGTTTCTGCGCACGAAACAATGCCGCCCGGGTTGCATGCACCGAGGTGATGCAGCACTGGATCGATGGAAAAGGGAATTTTTGCCTTTACTCGAAGATGGTCAATGGTATGAGCTATTACTATGACCTCTGGATCAAGAACAGCGACATGGAACTGCGCGACTACACAACGCGTGGCGCAATACTGCGAAGCGAGATCGTGCCAAATGCTATCTACGCAAAAGGTAGCTTCCTGCCAGAAATTAAACGTAACGGATTTACAGGAGATTTTCACGGCCATTCACCCTTCGTGTTTCTGCGAAGGCTTCTTATAGATAGTAAAATGGAAACCCTATTGAAATCAGGCCAGCACAAAATGCTGCGATACTATCTCGGCCGCGGCGCATCCAGCGTCGACAAATATTGGAACAGCATTAAAATCTGCATCCGGAACGGGTACACTATTCCCAGCGCCTCGATGTGGGTAGACTACATTGAACTACTCGCTCATTTCAACAAAGACCTGCTGAGCAGCCACTACGTTTGCCCGGTAGATCTGAAAATATCCCACGATACGCTAGTCAGGAAAAAGCGCGAGGCCTTCGAACGGGCCCGCATTGCCGAAATGCGTGAAAAGACCGAAATCGCCCAGATCGAATATCAAAAGCAAAAGGGGGCCTTCTTCGGGCTGGCTTTTACCAACGGCCAGATCACCGTAAAAGTCCTTGAAACCGTACAGGATTTCATGCTCGAAGGTGACCGGCTGAAACACTGCGTTTTTGCCTCGGAATATTATAAAAGGCCTGACTCGCTGGTCTTGTCCGCGCGGATCGGCGACGAACCGATCGAAACGATCGAGCTCTCGCTTTCCAATCTAAAAATCCTGCAAGCGCGCGGATGGGATAACAAGCCTACCGAGTACCATTCGGAAATCATCAACCTGGTCGACAGTAACCTGCATGCGATCAACGCCATTTTAACCAAATCACAACCTTAGCTCGGCCTATGGACTACGTAATTAACTTGCTCCGCATCGAACTTGCCAAAAATCGCTCACATCGTTCAGCGAATACAAAGCTATCAACTGACCAGTTAAAGGCTAACCTGCCGCGCATTATAAGCGAAGGAGAGCAGATCCGGGCGGCCATCAAAATACTTTCAACACCTTAACTGAGTCGAACCATTATGAACACCGTAGCCGAAATGTTTGAAATGCCCATTGAAGAGCGGAAGAAGTTCCTACAATACGAGGGATGGAATCCGTACTGCCTCATGTGCAACTACCGAGGCAGGATGCGCCCGGAACCGTATGGATGGCGATGCCCTCAATGTAAAAATATGATCGGGCACCATCATGAGCGATTGCAGGAATCTCCGCTGAATCAGCCAGAATACACTGCCCCAGGACTGTATCCACTTTCATATCAACCTTAAACGCGTCGAACCTTAATGAATGTCTATCTATTCAACACGGAATCGGCTGAGTTCTTTCATTAGAGCGATTTGCAAATCCATTAGTTGAATAATGTGCTTTGATTGCAACAACAACAATGCATTACGGTCGAGATTGCAAACTGTTAAAAGCTCAGTCGCATGAGCTAGGCGCAGGGTTCTCTCAACTTCATTATATCTGCACACAATGTCCTGGATTTGGTCGAAGTGGCTTTTCATTGTACATATCGTTCGACAGAAAGCCTTCAAAAAATATACCAACAAGCATGCTAAACGTCGAACCCTTAAGCCTAGATAATCATTCAAGATGGTCTGAATCGATGCGAGAAGCAAGTTCCAGCAATGACTCCTTTCGGAGGTCAAGCAATTCGCAAAGGTGTCTGGTAGAAAGCTGTATTCGCGCGGTGAGGTCGCTCCCGTCCAAGGCGGCCATTTCGGCGGCATGGGCAATTAACAGTTTGTCTCGCATTCGATTAAAGCGGTACAATATTTCCAAGGTGCTCTGAACGGTCATATAATTAAAATTTTAGCGCCGCCCTTTTGCTAAACAATCATACCAACACTTTAACAGCGTCGAACTTAGGTAAGCGGGTTGTCCAAATCCATACGGCCAACAACTTCCATTGAGTTGTGCGCGAGCGGCCCCCATGAACTCTGCCAAAAGTAGATTTTCGTGGGGGACGCTCCGTAGATGCCCTCCAAATCCACGATCCTATGTCCCTGTTCGACACTAACGCCAGTAACTACATAGTGCCCTGATGGAATTACCAGCATGAAGTGTGGTTGGTCACGTAACTGGTGCGCAAGAAACTTGTCCAAAACTTGAAGACACAGGGGCGCATCCTCCCCCTTAAAAATCTTGATGACACCCTCCCTTATTGCTTCGCGTTCCTTCGTAACGTCCGTTCTACTGTGATACTCCTTTCCCACCTTGACGGTGGTAGATACGATTTCTCGGTTAAAAGTGCTGATTGTTTCTGTGTGCAGGCAAAGTGGGAAAGCAGCATACCCTACCGTCATGCCGTGAGGAATCCACACGACATCGCCTCGTTTCAAATATCCCCGGTTCATTGTTGTTGACGATATCAATAATTCGATCACAATAGTATCGATTCATTGTGCCATTGTCAAGATGCCACCTGACTAATTCCCGTCCTTCCCATTCAACCGGTTGACTGCCACCTTCGCTTATCCAAAACCGGAAAAAGTAGTGGCAAACCAGATCATCAAACGAAAAGTAGCAATGGCCAGCATCCGGTCCGACGATTCGGCCGGAAAACCCTCGGTGCACTCGATCAAGTATCGCAAGGTCGACGGCACGATCGGCTACAAGCGCCATGTTACCAAAAGCTTTCAACACATGCCCGGTGCTGGCAAGTTTCGCGGAAACATAAACACCAACCACGAATTCCTTTTCCGCAACCTGGACGAGCAAGACCCCGAAAAACAGCATTTCCGGATCAAAATCGATCTGCTCATCGAAGTAGACGGAATGATCATTGACCATACCAACGGCGAATACAATGGTAACCCAAATTTCCAATAGCTTTTTTATTCTGAACGAGGGCGGCAACAATGCGGCACTGTTACAGCTCACCGGATCTCGCGACGCCAGCTTTGGCGGTAGCGCCTGGTCTCAATACGATGCATTTGAGCACATACGCTGGGGTTCAGGTGACAACCAGCCCAATGTGATGCGATCGCTGATCGAGAAGAACACGATCGTTGAATCGCTTCTCGAATCGCTCCGGGACATGATTTACGCCAGCGGCGTGGGCTTCTTCAAAAAGGAGGTGGTCGACGGCAAGACCAGGCTCACTGAATTTATCGACCCGAGGCTCGAAGATTGGGCGTGGGCAACGGATTTGCAGGACTATGTCGTCTCGGCCATCACCCAGCGCGTGGATAACGCCAACATCTTTACCAAGTGGCGCTATGATCCTCTCGAAGACTGGTTTACACTGTCGGTGCTCGACAGCTTCAAGACCCGTATCGGCAGGCCCGAAAAAGGCGGCGGCTTCCATGTAAATCCATACTTCGGGTTTTCCAAGTATTTCACGCCGGGCGACACCGAGAAGCTCGCAGCGTTCGACCGAAACGATCTGGACTTCAATAAACGGAAGACAGCCACTGTCTCACATTCGCGGCACAAGCTGGCTGGCCAACCGTTCTACGCTTTCCCTTCCTGGTGGTGTGCAGAAGAAGCGATTGAGCTGGCCAACCTGATCATCGCCTTCCATAAAAACGGCATACTGAACGGCTACAATATCAAATACCTGATCCGGATGCCGCAAGACCACTTCGACAAAGAAGGCGGACGTAACGTCGACGGCAAGTTGGTTAAAAAGCGCTGGGGCGATTTCTCTGACAACCTTTCCAGCTGGCTAGCAGGTCAGAAAAACGTAAACAAGACCATGCTGATCAAATACATGCGTGGTGCAGATGGCAAGGCAATGGATAACGTTGACGTGGTTCCGCTCAAAAACGAGATGTCCGACGATGCATACGACAAGGTTTTCAAAAATGCCAACCAATCAATCGCCAACTCGATCGGCCTGCTGCCAACGCTCGCCGGTGTAAACCCTGGCTCAGGTAATGACTCCGGTAGCCAAATCAGGGTGATGGCCGATTATCAGCAACACTTCCGCACGCCTGTCCATCGGCTGTATGTGCTCAAAGACATCAACATGGCCTTGCGCCTGATGGGCTACAAAGATGTGCAAGCCGCATTCAAAGAAGTCCAGATCACCACCCTTGACACCAATCCCACCGGCGCGCAAGCCGTCGTAAACCAAAACAACGCTGCATAATGATCGTAGAACTTGAACAACTCAAAAAGCAGCTCGGTGGCGTGCAAGCTAAGCTCAACTTTGAAACGGTGCTTTCATTCGTAAAAAACGCAGAACGGGAATTCCGCAAAGTAGTCGGCGTCGAGCTGTACGATTTCCTTGAAGATGCCGCCTTTGAAGATCTGCCGGAACTGGACCGGGTCAGCCTGGAAGAATTGCTTGACATTAGCCAGGGCTGCATTGCCTGGACCGCTTACGACATGGCGCTCCCTCACCTGAAATTCCGGGTAGGCGATCTGGGTCTTGCCAAAAACAGTCCCAGCCAGACTGTCGCCGTTGCCAAATGGGAATACGTCGACACTCGCGATGCAAATATGGCGATGGTCGATTTGATGTGGGAATTGTTCTGGGAGAACCTGGAACAGACCAAACCTGAGGCTTGGACGAGCTCCCCTGCTTACCAAGCGCGCAACCAGTACTTTATCCGTGGCGCGGACGAGTTGGGCGACTACGTGCCGCTGGCAGGCAGGAACCGCAGGCTATTCTCGCAGCTCGAAAAGTTCATCCGTCGCGCCGAGCAACTTTACATCCGTGAAGCCATCACCTATGCCGTTTTCGATGAGTTGAAAATCAAATGGCAGGACAAGGATGCGCAGCTGACACCGCTGGAATCGATGTTGGTCGACAAAATCAAAGAGCCGCTCTCCTTCCTGACACTGCACGAGGCTTACCCTTACCTACCGATCAAACTGGACGAGAATGGCCCGCGTGAAGTCCGCAAATGGGACGGCATAACCAACGAGTCGCCCGCGGGCGAAGGCATCAAAAATGCCCAGCGGCAGCAGCTATGGCAAGATGCCCAACTGTACATGGGACGCCTGCAAGACTTCATGGACAAGTATTCCAGCCCCACGCAATTCCCCGAGTACTACACCGCCAATGTCGCCATCGGCATTGACGAGCTTGAAGACTTTACCAATAAATCCCACGTAATCCTCTAATTCAATGAAAAAACTCCTCTTTTGGGTGCTGCTGGCGATCGCGCAGCCGCTTGTAGCACAGAACGTCAAAGACCTGGTCTTTAAAGGTGATCTGGACCGGGTCAATGCGCGGATTGACAGTCTAAAAAAAGCGATCGGTTCCGGAGTGGTCACACCTCCGGTGACACCGCCCCCTTCCAAAAAAGCCTGTCCGCAAGGCCCGGAGATTCGCCGCATATTCGAGGTGGCCAACACCGGCGCCTCTGTCGAGTTTCATGGCGAAGGCGTTGACACTTTACAGTACGAACTTTGGTCGGGTGCCACCAGGATCAAAACCGACCTGATCGCGCCCAAACGTGCCATTGTCGAAATTGCCTATCCGGCCCAACCAGACGGTACCTATCAGCTTGTTATCCGAGGACAGAGCTGCAAGAGCAAGGAAGATTCCAAAAAGGATTTCCCGATCGCGCGCAGTTCCGGAGGCGTAGTTGACCCGACGCCCGAGGAGCCGACTGGTGGAGTGATAACGCCCGGTGTTTTCCCACTGATCGGAATGACAAGGGGATACGACGAACACCTGAATCTGGTTTTTCGGGACTCCGCGAATGTACGTCTGGCGACAGACATCGCTCCGGATAACCGGCAAGACCCGGACCGGTATATGTACCGGTACATGATCAACGGGGACAAGCTCGATTTGAACAGCAGGCTTAAAAACTACGTGGTGGCGGGCAACAACCCGCTCCGCGTTTTGGTAGGGAAGTTGAAAAAAGAATACTCTGCCGAAGGGTTCAACAAGTGGGCAGGAACGCCCGAAGAGTATAAAAGCGATTGGTTTAAAATCGACGCTGGCGAATCGTTCAGTGGCGGTTTGAGCTACGCTTTTCAGACATACGTGGCGAAGGGAGCGCAAGACGCTGCCGGCTTTCTTAACCACATCCCTCAAAATTACGATCCGTCAGACCAGCAGGTCAGCTGGGCAGAAATCGGCGAAGACATCAAGCTTCCGAATGGGCACTTCTGGGCAGCGGATTGGAAACCCTGGGGCGTTGATCGCGTTTTCGCCAAAGGCGTAACCCATCTGCCGCACCACAGCCTTCCCTGGAACGATGCAGACAGCAATCAGCAGGTTCGCCTGCTTAAATTTGCTGGCAAGACGTTTAGTAATTTTCAGCGTATCGAGGGCGTCTTCGGGCGCTTGAACAATGGAAGTACTGAGCTTTGGCCAAACGGTACCAGCAAAGCGGTTTGGCCTACGGCCGATGGCTTGCCAGTCGATGAAGCCAGGGAATGGGCTTGGAAAACCGACGCGTCGGATGCGATCTGGCTGTCGGAAATGTCTGAGAATGTCGGATGGCAACCTGCCGGCTCGCCGATGTTTGGCGCTTTCTATCCCGAATTGCGCAAACGGTACGAGCAGGATTTCGGATCGCGCGGCATTCATTATGAGATCTGCCACAATTACTTCTGGCAGGGAGGGGAAAGCTTGGTTTTCAACCAAAGCGCAGAATATTACAAAAAGCTTTTCCGCACCGAGCCGAAGGACTTACCAAGCACAGAGTATTCGCCAGGCGGCACGCTTTCGGCGACCACGATGATCGTGGAAGCGGTGTATCTGCGCGCGCCTGATCAGGTATTACGACAGCCAATCGAACTGGCCTTTCGACTGGAATACTTTAAGCACATGGGCTACCATGCCGGTGTTGCCTTGTTTGGACAAGGAGAAACCCGGCCAAACAACCGGTATCGCATCGATTTTCCTGACGGCACCTACTTCAAAGAGGATAAATTCCCACTCGATCCGAACGTTCACATTGCATCGGCATTTTTTTCTCAGGTATACGGCAATTTCTACGCAGAATGGGGCGGCTTTGGGAAGGCCAATCAGAAGCTTTTCGACGGCAGGCCGGGCCAGGGACTCGTAGGCGAATGGTACCCGAAAGGTTCCAGCGAAGCTCGTAACAATGAATTCAATAAATACTGGCCAGGTTCGGGGGATATTTATCACGGCTTTACCGGCAGTGCAGATTTAAGCTATTTTGGGATACGGCTCTACGCTAAAACTTTCGGCCAAACCGATGGAGGCGACCGTGCTTATCTGCGGCACCGCATCGATGGCGGCGAATGGATCACTCCGAGTAATTTCAAGGCGGATGAACTGGTGGATGCCTATAAGCAACAACGCGGTTTCGTGTATTCTCAAACGTTGGCAGGAAAAACAGGCTGGTTCTACCACAACAGTTTTGCAGACAACAACTGGCATACGCTCGATGTCCAGCTTCCCAATGGCCAGATTGTATCTCAAAAAGTCGCCGGTAACGGTATTCACGCGAAACTGCAATGAAAGTCACTCTCGTCTTTTGGCATGTAGTCCAGGTGGCTCTACTGCTGCTGATCCTTATCACAAACTGCCTATTTTACTATCACTCGATCACCGGCTTGAAAAAACCAGAGCCGTCGAGTGACGCGATCATCGACGCTCTGGTCATGGTCGGAAAAAAGCGGCTGGTTTTACAGGATTCCATCATTAAACTAGAACAGGAACATGAAATCCTCACTTTCAAAAAAGATTCTGTTGACCGGCTGGATAGCGCTAGGCGGGCTAACCTGCGCGACAGCTACCGCACAAGGATCAAGCAACAAATTCGATCCGGCGTATGAGCAGGCGTTGCTTGACAGCCTGATCAGTTACGAGCTCCTCAAACCTATCCACCATACCCTCACAAAGAAAAATGAACTTCTCACCCTGGATAACCTTGCCCTTAAAGCCGAAAACAGCATGCTCCGAGTGCAGCTTTCCGTGCAAAGAGAGCAGTTTGAGCGCATGCTTGCCGACGAAAGAAAAAAACGTCGCAAGCGCATACTCATGGCGTTCGGCGCTGGCTACGTTACCGGCAAAATTACACCTCCCTACTAGTATGAAAACCTACTTCGAAAGCTGCTTAACCGCAATGATTCACCATTTAACCTTTATCAGTGAACACTTCTTCACAGTCACCATCTGGGCGCTCGTTGCGGGTATTGGCGCGTGGCTACTCGAATTTGTGGAGACCTACGTTTTTTCGGATTTCAAATACCTGGTCTATTTACTGCTGATGATCGCCTACGATGCCTATTCAGGGATTCAGAAGCAGAAGTATCTCAACAAGCAGGATCCGGCCAATTATCCACCGGTAACGGCAAAAGTCTTTAAAGACAAGACATTCTCCAAGCTGATGTACTACGTGTGCGTTCTGTCTTCGCTGCATGGTCTGGCACACCTTCAAATCGACGGCATCGAGGTGACCATCTTCCATGCCGTCGAATATTCAGCGATGCTGACTATCATGGCCACCGAGTTCTGGTCTGTGCAGGAGAATTACGCTGCTATCGGGAAAAAGACGATCCTGCAACTCGCCTGGGACAATTTGAAAGCCTATATCCCCTCTAAAAAATCGCCCGATGGAAATTAAAAGCAAGAGGATTCTGAAAGGGGCAAATAGCACCTTATCCCGGCTGCGGGTGAATGACAAATTCTTCGGCTATGTGCTGGAAGACACTGACAGGGGATTAATTCAGGGAATGCCGCTCGCCGAAATCCAGCGAATCAAAGTACCGGCACGCACCGCCATTCCCACCGGCCGGTACCGTGTGGACATCACCTGGTCAAACCGGTTCAAACGGAAAATGATCATCCTGATCGGCGTTCCCGGGTTTTCCGGTATCCGTTCCCACTCGGGTAACACGCATCAAAACACCGATGGGTGCCTGCTGACCGGCTTCAAAAGCGGAACCGAAAATGGCGAGTTCATGGTCGGCGACAGCCGTCTGGCAAGTGAAGCATTGCATAAAGCCGTCCTTGCCGCCCTTACCGCAGGTGAAGAAGTTTGGTGGACAATCACTCAAGACTACCAGTAATGCAGGAAATCGTCATCAACGGAAGCACGCACAAGTTCCCACAAGACTGGCAGGAAGTCAGCCGGCACAAGCTGCCAGCGTTGTTGAAAAACTTGTTCGTGCTTCCTGAAAGCGGTGAGACCTATCACGAGCTGCTGCGCATCACACTCGGTTACACCTCCAAACAATGGGGAAGGATCATGGACCGGCTTTTCGGGAAGAAGAGTCCGGAAGCCAACAAAGACCAAAGCGCACTGGTGCTCGCCGAATTGCTCCGACAACTTTCATGGATGTGGCAAACAGATCTTACCGTCGCCCCGTTCAGCAGTTTCGAAGTCGATGGTCAGCGGTGGGAAGTGTTCACGGAAGGGTTTCGCAGCATGTCCTTTGGCGAACTTTCAGATGCTTACATTCACGCGCAGGCCTTCATTAAGCAGCTTGTCGAAGGCGAAGAGCGCCTTGACATGCTGGTCGCCACACTATGCCGCCCCAAACGCAAGCGTAAATATCAGAATGATCCTGACTGGAATGGAGATGAGCGTGAGGACTATAACGAGCATATCGCCGCAAACAGGGCTAAGCTCCTAACTGGTCGCTTCTTCGATGAAAAGGTACTCGTCCTGGTCTATTTCCTGGGCACAGTTAAAAACTTCTTCTCCTATTTCGACCTATTCGAAAATGACGGCAGCAAGCCCCCAGTGCCGGAAGACTTCCCCGGCCAGAGCCTTATCAAAAACCAATACGAGCTTTCCCAAAAACAAATTTTCGGAAGTATGTCCCAAACCAAACGAGCAAATGTCCACGAAGTATTCCAATTCCTGGAAGAACATCGCAAGGACGTAAAGGCAGAAATCGAACGTAACAAATCAAAAAACTGATGAATCCGACCGACAGCTTATTCTGGCCTTACCTATCCCCCATTTTGGAAGCGGAAAAGGCCAAAAATGGAGTGGTGTACGCTCAAATGAGCGACGGTAATGGAATGGATCGGATGATAGAAGATACTGTCTCTGAAGATGTATTCCCGGGCATATTCGTATTTCGACCAAAGTGGGCAACGCAGAAGGTCGAAAACCATATCCTGCTGACCAATTTCAATACGCAGTTGTACGTCTGGTGCAAGGGCAAGCTCGACGATCGTCAACAACAAGATGAAGCCTTTGCCCGGGCGGAAACGATTGTTTCCTCGATCATTTTGAAATTGCACCACGACTCCCGGCTGTATAAGAACTTCCTTGATTTCGATACGATTACCGCCGAGCCGGTTGTATACTTGGGAGTGGAAGCGGCCTACGGCTATGAAGTAAAACTCAAACTCGGCTTACCAAGCAATGAAATCTTTTGTTAACCACCAAGGTTCCGCATTCCAATTACATCCCGGGATTTAGCTGAATATCCGGTCGACTTTTTACAAGTTGCGTCTTGAACGCTTCTAAAACGGTTTTCAAATCTTCTTCATCCGTTGCAACGGCTTCAAGGTGTCTAAAAGCAAGACGCTGAACGATGATGAAAGGGATTTCGACCGGGAGATTGATTTCAAAATGGAATTCGAGTCCCGCCTCTTTTGCTGTTACGCGTGGGTTTAAACCTGTAAGCTTCTTAATGTATATCTCGTACTGCGATTTCATATAGTTGGCCTGCGGCTGGAATTTGCTAGGTACTGGTGTGTTCATAATTACTGTCGTTATCGTCCTTTTTATGGGTGGCAAATGTAGGGAGTTTCGTGAAATTTCCATGTCATGATCGATCCAATAGCCACCAACCTTTCCTATCTGCCGCTGAAATTTAGCCGCAATAAGTTAAGCCATACCATTGAAGCTGCCGATGCAGGTCTCGAAAGTCGGGTCGGCCTGAAATACTTCTTAACCATCAACGTTCCGGAATTTCCGTTTTCGGATAACCTGGTCGAGCTACATACTTCATCCGGCCGCGAGAAGCCCGTCGAAGATATGTCGGGCGTTCAAATATTCTCGGGCGCTGAATTCAAATATAATTCCGGCCGGAACGGCAAGGTTGACGGTCTTTTGAGCTACACGAAACCGAGCCGGCAACAGGCAGCGCTGAGCGTTTCCGTGTCGCAAACGATGGCATTCTCATTGACCGAGCGCATCACTGGCGGCCTGCCTGCCGTCGATACCGAAAAGGCCCTGCCCAAGATGTACGCAATAAAGGCAGGCCTGAGCAATGAGGATTTCTACGTCTACGGGGAAACATTCTGGCGTAAATGGCAACTGGGGAGAAAGCAATTTTTGACCTGGCAGCCCAATTATAAACGCGTCGATTGTGCTCAGGAGGAATACCTGTACTTCCTTGTGAATTTTACGCCGAAGCCAACCGAATTGCGGTTAAAAGTGCAGTTCTACACCGAAGATGGAATCACCTCAGAGGCGATTACCAAAATGACCCTTTCCAACCCGATTTTGTATTCGGTGATCTGCTGCCCGGTCGGAGCTTCTGCCCTCGCCATTCCCGCCGATGCTACCAGGTACGACGTCTGGCTCAGCAACGAGCAGGACAAACGGATCAGCGAAGTCCGCAGCTACATTCTCGACCAACTCGGCGAGCTTTACGACCGAAGCATTCTTTTTGTTAACTCGTTGGGCGGCTGGGACACCTTGCGCTTGATAGGCCAGGCACAGCGGATTTTAAAAGTGGCTCAATCGGTTGCTGCCGTCGAGCGGCCGGCTGATGCTAAAATCGATTTTTCCGAGCTAAAAATTATCAGTATAGAGGGCGAGTACGAATTCCAGATCAGCACCGGGTTTTTCAAGCGGGACGCGGTTAATTACCTGCGTTATCTTGACGAGCTGCTGCTTTCCGAAGAAATGTATTTGATTACCGACAAAGGTCACCGGCCCTTGCAGCTGCTTACAAGCAATCTGGTCGATCAGGCTGACAATCAGGATTTGGTCGCCCGCACCTTTAATTTCCGGGTGCTGGATACGGTCGAGAATTTCTCAGACCTTCCGGCCTCTGAGCCTGTTCCGGAAAGGGAAACGATCTGGCGCGGCATGTCGCTTCGCCAGGTACTCGACGGATTTGGCAAACGCACCGGTTTTTTAGCTTTCGAGAAGCTCGAAAAGGTGTATGCAGATGACAACGCACTTTACAAGCCTTACACCGTCAAGATAAATTATCAGGGTGACCCGGATTACGTGGAGCCAATATTCGACAGCACGATCACTGTTGGTGGGACGCCCTACCCCAGTGCGGCAATATCTCGTTTGGGCACTTTCAAACGCAATAATTGTGCTGCGGGTTATGTTGGTGGACCGGCAACAATAACGGTGAATGCCGGAGCATACGGTGGAGAGAATCCCGGCGATGCGAATGCGCTGGCCGAAGCGAGGTTTGATAGCTTGGATACGCAAGCATTTGCAAATACCAACGGGACCTGCGCGCTAAACAACATCCCCGTCCACCTGGCGATCCTGCATAAAATTCCAATGACTGGAACCAACGTAACAGGTTCGACAGATGCGGGACCGGTTATCGACCTTCGCACGCCAGGCGCAGAAATGATCTCGAATACTGTCGGCCAAAATCCACCGGCATTGAGGACATCTGCCGGAACGGTCAACCCGGGCACGCATAATTTCATTATCGAGGTGGAGTATTCCAGCCCGCAAATCAGGAAGTGCAGGATCAGCATCCCATCTAAAAACCGGGAGGTTATTATTAGCAAAGCCGGATATTATGCCTTCGACAACGTAGTTGTCAACAGCAGCGACGAACCTCTCACTTTTGAAGTAAACCCACTATGATCAGACTAAACGGCTTTGAGGTTTACGTACCTGCGAAACAAAGCATCAATTATCAACTCGTAAATCCGCACCTGCTTTATGATCAAATCCCGTCAAGCCAGGCCGAGATTCCAACGTTTCCAGCGGTGCGTACCAATCGCGCAATATTCGATTATTGGGAGGAGCCGCAGGCTGGAAGTTTTCTGCCGGAAATGCACTATGAGCATTTCGAGGGCGGCGAACTTATCCGCGAAGGCTTCTTTCTACTGACCGAAGCCTCGCTGGAAACGGGCTATAAAGGCGCATTTACCGATCGTCTCGGGCTGTTTTTTGGCGATTATCAAAACCTTTCATTGCAGGAAATAGATTTTGGTAACCTTCCGCTTGAAACGCCGGTGCTCCCCGAAATGCTCGACGTCGATGGGATCACCAAGATCTGCTGTTTCCCGACGATCATCAATGAATCGTTCTATGGATCAAATGGCCCGGCCGCATCGTACGCCGGTCGAATTAACGATTACCTGCAAACCGTCCCCGAGACCGAGGGCGAGTACGTCGACAGCCCGGTCGTGCCAATGTTCTTTGTGGGTTGGGTGCTCGAACGTATCGGCCAGATCACCGGCACCAAAATTACCGGTAGCTTTCTAACGCATCCCGTTTGGAGCAAGCTGATACTGGCGAACCTTCGCGAGGTGGAAAATGGTCAGATAACCGTCAAGAATCACCTGCCGCCGTTTTCGATCACTGGGTTAATCCTGGAACTTCGCAAGATCGCCAATCTCAAATTTGATTTTAACTCCGTCGAAAAGACGCTAAAAATTGACTTTTGGGAGGACTGTCTGGCCGCGCCGACGCAAGTGGATTGGTCGAACAAAGCCACATTTGGTGAAAACAAAACGCCTGAAAACAACACGCGTATCCAACTGAGCATGATCGTCGACGGCAACGATGCGATCGCCAAAGACAAACCGGCGCTATTGCAGGACTACATTTCACAGGAAGTACCCGGCTCTCGCAATGGCATCGCAAAGCTGGACATGAGGTTTTCTACCATGCTTACCGACCCCGAAACTGGGCTGGCAATCTGCAAGCAGGAAGGACAAAGCAGCCAGTTCGCCCAGGACGCGAAGCCTTGGGGCCCACGATTGTTATTCTGGCATGGCGTGTCAGATTTGTTCCCGAGGGCGCTGCCTACGCTGGGAACGATATCGCTATTTCCGGCGTCGCTGGCCGCGACGTGCTGGAAGGAAACCATCGCGCTTAGGAAGCGGTCATTCTATCTGAAAAAGGAATTTATTATTACCGAAACCGATATCGCAAAGCTCGATTTCGGTAATAAGTGCCACGTCGATGGAGTGGATTACATCATCGCTCAATTGAACGTCGGGGTACCGGTGAAGGGAACGGCGCAGGCGCTACTGATTGGAGGAATTTGATCATGGCTCCCAGTTGATAATTATCGGCTCGAAAAACGATTTGATTTCGCTAAATGCTCTTTCAATATGCTTTCGTTGATAAAGGTAAATACCTCCAACTTCATAACCGATGTCATGGTTTGGATTCCCGTCAAAGGGAGCATCGCGAATCTCTACTGGTAGGTTGAAAGGGAAAACTTTATTCATGTAAGACACATTATCACCTATTTTCCTACGATAGGAATCATTGTGACATGCTGCATCCCTGAAATTGCCAATAAGGTCGGTAACATCCCTGATACCAAATCGTTCGTTTTCTTGAATACCATCGGTGAAAGCTATCCGATTGCCCAAGCGATCTGCCTTTATCAGAAGATCCTTTAGGTTAATTAAGAGTTCAATAAATACCGCATGCTGATATATCGGTCTATTACCTTCCCATAAAATTTTGGAATCAAGCAACTTTTGGACGGTTTCGATTGCATCTTCAATTTGAATTTTTTGATGCCAAGTTAAAGTCGGAGTTGTGCTCATAGAAAGTTTTATATTGGTCGGGTTTAGTCATCGCGTCGCTCAACAGGTGTTACTGATCCATCAGCTTTCTTAATTGCTAACGCGAAATGCTGTAGTTCTAATCCAGTTTCGAACGATTTACCTCCTGTAAGGTTAATTCTAGTACCGCCGCCAAGGCCTTGGTAATCAGGATCGCTTACCTCTAATGAAACTATGTGATCTAGATTGACTAAGGTGTATGATCCGTCGTGGGGTACAACTATAAAGTTTGCCATTGTCTGAAATAATTGGTTTCCAAAAGGTATTAAATTCTCGCTTCATCCCCGTCCTTTCCCCTCTTGAATGATGCCAGCAATTTAGCCAACGTAAAAAACCGCGTTGGCAAATGGCCGATTTCGAAGACAGCCCAATCCTTACCAAACTACTCGAAGACTTCGTCAGACGGGTAGAATTCGCCCTTAAAGACGCCGTCAACCGCGAAGGAGTGGTTGACACCGGCGACCTGGTCGACTCAATCAAAGCCGGCACCGTCAATCGCGGCAAAGGCTGGATCAGCGCGCATATCTCCTTTTCCGAACTGCTCCGGATCAAGGACATGAAAGTGCTCAATTATGGCTCGGTCCCGCCGATCCGGCCTATTGCTGATTGGGTAGAGCGTACCGGCGTCAGCCGCTTCGCTTATATACCTGGCTACAAAAGAGGCGGCCCGCAGACCGAGATCGAAAAGATCGATCGGATTGCCAAAGGTATCCAGTACTATCTGCGCGCCACGCCGAACATCCGGCGCGGCTACCGCGGGATTTACAACGATCAGCTCAAATTGTTCCTGATCCCACAATTCTACGAAGACATGCGTGCAGCCGCGAACCTGTACGCCGCGCAGGCATTCCGGGAAGCTTTCGGCTTTGAGACGACGATCAACCTGCCTACCGAAAACATCAATGCATCCCGCATTCAAAGCGCGTGGAATGCCCGTACGACCAAATTAGCCCGTAAACCAGCTTACAAATGATAGGTGACGTATTAACTCTCGAGATGCGAGGCGAAGGCGCGCAGCTCCAAAAAACCATTGACGACCTCAATAAAAATGCCTCCAAACTCAAAACAACCATTACGGAAATTGAGAAAATGGGTGGAAAGGGATCGGATGAGTGGAAGAAGTACAAACAGGAGCTCAAAGAAACCCAGGATCAGGCGGCAAAGCTTTCCAAGGAGCTCAAAACGATGGACGTCTCAAAAATGACCATCCGACAGCTGGAACTAGCCGCGAAAGACCTGGCCAAAGAAATGAAGAACGCCGACCGTTCCTCCCAGGATTACATCAAAAATGTGAAGCGCCTGGGCGAGGTAGAAAAGGAACTTGGCAAGGCGAAAGATCAGGCAGCAAAGCTGAAAAAGGAAGGCGAGGGCCTTGCAAACCCATCCCTTTGGAGCAAGATTTCATCCGGCGTGAATGCGGTCAATACGGCCTTTAAAGCAATGTTCCTGATTCAAATTGCACAATGGCTGTTCGATGTAGGGAAGGCGATATTTACCACTACCGCCCAATTCGAAAAGTACGAGAAGGTGCTGGCCACGGCGTTGGGCGATCCGAAGGCGGCGAAACAAAGCATGGAAGCGCTCAAACAGCTTGCTGCGCAAACCGCCTTCTCAGTCGATGAGTTGACCGATGGGTATGTCAAGATGGTCAATCGCGGTCTGCGGCCATCCCAGGCCGAAATGGTTAAGCTTACCGACCTTGCCGCCAGCCAGGGCAAAACCTTTGATCAGCTCGTTGAAGCGGTGCTCGATGCGCAGACCGGTGAGTTTGAGCGCTTGAAAGAATTCGGTATCCGCGCCAGTAAGGAAGGAGACAAGGTTTCGCTGATGTTCAAAGGGCAGACTACCGTTGTAAAAAACAACGAAGCAGCCATCTTTGACGCCATCACCGCCATGGGAGCGATGCAAGGCGTGGCCGGACAGAATGCCGAAATGATGCAAACCCTGACGGGCAAATCCAGCAACCTTGGCGACAATTTCACCAGCCTGAGCGCCCAAATCGGGGATTCACTCACGCCTGTTTTCATTTTCTTTCTGGACTTGTGTAACAAAGGAATTGACCTGATAAGCTTCCTGTGGAAAGTGATCACGACAGTCGGCCTGGGTATCCGGAACGAGTGGAATAACTGGTCTGCATTCTTTACAGCTGCCGGCCAGGGCATTTCATCATTAGCGACCGCTGCCTACGAGCTTTTGCAGGGTAATTTCGATGCCGCCAAACAGAGCTTTGAGAAATCAAAAACAGTTGCCAGCGACTACTCGAAGCATGTGCAGACCAACATGCAGAAGACCGCGACCGATATTAAAGCGCTCTGGTCAGACAACGGCCGTGCGAAGGATGCGCAATTTGCTGGTGAAACCGAAGGCAAAAAGTATCAGGAGGCGCAGACCGAAGCCCAGAAAAAAGAAGCCGAAAAGCGCAAAAAAGAGAAAGAGAAAGAGCTGAAAGCGTACGAGGATGCCGAAGCCAAATACGACGAGAAAGTCCGCAATGATCGCGCGAAGGCTCTCGAATTGATTGCACAGCTGGAAAGCGAACACGACGCCACAGTTGCGGCCAGCTCGCTTGCGTCCGAAGAAGCCAAAATCAACGAGAGGCGCCGGAAAAGGCTGAAAGACATCAACGACTCATTGGCCGATGAAGAAACAAAGGAACAGGCGCGCAAGTCTATTAACCGCAATGCCGACGCCGAAATTGAGAAATCAAAAGCTGATTTCCGTCAAAAGGCCGAGCAGGCCGAGCGCGATTACGACCAAAAACGGCTAGCAGCTACCGCTTTCATCAATGAACAGCAGAAACAAGCCGAACAAACCCTGCTTGATTTCCGCGAAATACAGGCCAAGGGCAACGCTTCGAAGCTGGCGGTGATCGCAAAGGACCGACTAGATATGGAGCTCCGGTTCCTTCACCAAAAGCTCACCCAGGAAGAAGCCGCAGAGAAAGCTCGAATCGCGGTCGATATCGTCGACAAAGATCAGGCGGCAGCTGCAATCCTGGCCGTGGAAGCCCGCTATCATCAGGCATCGATCACCGCCGACGCGAAGGCCGCCGCAGACAAAAAAGCGATCGATGACGACCTTCGGCAAAAGAAGCAGGAGAACGTTCAGGCTTATAGCAACATGTTTCAATCCCTGTTGCAGGGGGATGTGAGCGGATTCTTGTCGGCTGCGCAAACGATGGTGCAGGGGCACAAAACGGCCTGGCAGCAGAAGCTTGCCGCCGACACCGCCAATTATGAAGCTGCTGGCCAAGCTGCGCAGGCAGCAGTCGCGTTTCTGAACGATCTTGCGCAAAAGAAAGCAGAGAAAGCGATTGCCGAAGCCAATCGCGAGCGCGACGAGAAAGTCGCAATCCTGCAAAACGAGCTATCGGTTACCGAGTCGCTGATCACCAGTAGCTCCAATTATGTTACAGCCCTCAAATCGGCAGAAACTGACCGGCTTGCCGAATTGCAGCGTATACTTACCAGCGAAACCAGCACGGAAGAGCAGAAACGGGATGCGCTCAAAAAGTACTATTCTGAGCAGCTGCAACAGATGAAAGCAGCAGAAGAGCAGAAAATCCAGGATTTACAGCGTCTGGCCAATCTTGCCAAAACCGAAGACGAGCGTCAGGCGATCGAAGCGAAGATCGCTCTGGCAAAAAAAGAATCCGAGGAGAAGATCCGCTTGGCAGAAGAAGAAGCGGAAGCGAAGGCGACCATGATCGAGGAGCTGTCGGAATTTACGACTGAAACCACCGAGGCAGCTTTGGAAGAAGCAAGCAAAGCCTCGGAGAAGCAGATCGTCATGGCCTCGGACGAAGCCGAGCAGAAAGCAACTTTCAAGGAAGACCTGGAAGCAACGATCGCCGCGGAAAACCGCAAAGCGCGTGCTACCGAGGTTGCTGAAAAGAAAAAGGCTTTTGCCGCTCAAAAGAAAGCCGATATCGCCACCGCTTTGATCACCGGCGCATTAGCGGTATTGAAGGCGCTCGCTAACTTTTTCCCTTTAAACATCATTCTTGCCGCGACCGCTGCCGTTGTAACCGGCGTTCAGATTGCCAAGATTAAAAACCAGCCAGAACCGAGTTTCGAGCAAGGTGGCTTTGTCGCCAGAGGTGGGAAACACGGAAGTTCTTATGGAGAGGGAGGTATCGCCCTAGTGGATCGCATGTCCGGTCGGGAAGTGGGTGAAATGGAAGGAGATGAAGCGATTATCTCAGCCAAGCAGACGGAAGCCAACTGGCCTATTATTCAAAAGATGTTTCAAAATGCACGCACACCAGGGCTGGCCAGTACGCCTGTTACTAGTGGGAAAGCGCCTATGGCGTTCCGGAATGGCGGAATGTTTGAAAGTCCCTATTTTGAGCGAGGAATGTACCTGTTTGGCTCCAAAAAACGCAAGGCAGAAGAAGCAGCCCGACAAGCCGAAGAAGAAGCAGCAGCGGCGCAGGCCGAAGCAGATGCAGCAATGGCAGATTCCGGCGTAGATATGTCCGCATACAACGGAGTGAACGCAAATGACCCGTCGGCCACTGGTGACACCGCTTCTGCTGCGGCAGCCCACGAAGAAGCCAAAAAGCAAGGAATCGAACAGCTTGCAGCAATCAAAGACATTTTAAAATTCACCGTCTCCAATGGTGAAAAGCTGGACAAAGTCGCCAATTCGACCGAATCGCTCAAAGGCGCGGTGAATGGCGTCGAGAGTGCTGTCCGGAACGTAGAAGGTGCGGTCCACTCAACCAACACAAATGGGAAACTTGATCAACTGATCGGCGCGATCAGCAATCTCAGCGCCGCATAAAATGCCATTCCAAATACTATGAAATAAGTATAGAAATAGTTAACTTTAGTCAACAAAAACTACTCCTTTCAGATGGTCAAGAAAATCGTGGTTACCCTTCCGGTATATGTCAAAAAGTTCTTTTTTAGCGAGTACGATGGTTACACAAAAAAAAATGGGATTGACGAAATCCACGTCGACAAGAACAGCGAACTGGGAAAGCTAATCCACCTGATTTCCCGCCCGATCCCATTCACCCAAAAGCGGATTCAATCAGACGATCCTGGAACTCTTTCGATCAGGTATTACATACATGTCCAGGCTTATGAAGTTCCCAATGACAAGCTTCCATTGCTTGCCCAATACATGGACGAGATTTTCCGTCGGTCATTGATTTGCGAGGTGCGTGGTGGGCATGAACTTGCCTTGTGCGACTATGGGCCGCTTGTGACGGAGAGTTTGAAACGGCGCGGCATTGAGCGCGATGTCGATATAGATTACCAGACGGCCAGAAAAATTTACCGCGACTACATCGCCAAAAACAACAGGAAAAAGGAAAAAAGTTACGCGTAAGAAGTAACGGAAATGCGAAAGAAGTAACGGATTTGCGAAAGAAGTAACGCAAACGCGTAAGAAGTCCACCCATTTTTAAGAAAAAAACCGCCAATGCATTAAATGATGGCGGTTTTTCATTGAATTACAGTTTCAAAAGTAGGCCGATTTCGTCCTTTTACCAGCCTTGCAATCCCGGTAATTTTCGGGCATGTTAGGTGCTGTACATCAAATTGGCGAACCTTGCCAATCCCCATTCAATGCCGGGTTTCTCACCCATCTGTACCTGATACGAACAGATGAGATCGTCTATGTACTCTCGCCAGCCGGCAACTCGGTTATGCAGACTATCAGCGCTCTGGGCATCCGGCCAGGCGCGGCGATCACCCAAATACGGCTACGTCCCAAAACCGCCAGCTTTTCTGAAACCAGCTCCGAGACCGTCGACGGTGTTGCATATACTACTTCGCTTTCTTGGCAACTAAAAGGCACGGCTGCTGATGTGACCAACTGGGTTCACGCCAACTCAAAGCGCCGGTATGTAGTGCTTACCCGCGACACGCTCGGCAACTGCTATATGCTGGGCGAACCTGACAACGGCGTGCGGCTCTCTTGGTCTCGGCAGATTGCCCAGCAAAGTTATCACCAGCTCGGACTGACAATGGTTAACTGGCATCCGGTCCAGTTCATACCAACGATCGATCTCGATGAGATTTTCCCTGAAATGGAATTCGATTACAGCTTTGATTTATCCTTCTCATAACTTTTACCCTCTTGACTATGCCTTGGAATTACGACGACGATGAAATAAACGGGATTGTTGACGCCAACATGAAAGATTCTCCGCCGAATCCTCCCGCAGTCAACAGCGCCGCCTCGGTGCGCGGGCTCTTTAAAGCATTCTGGGGTGCGATCCGCGGTCAGGTCTCGACCGCTGTGCAGTACATCGAAGAATTAAACTCGTCGGAGGTTATCCAGGCTGCCCTCGTTCAGGCCGAAGCCGTCGCCGACCAGGTCGACAACCAGTTCACAGCAATCCAAACATTCCGCGATCAGGCTCAGCAGGCCGCGCAAACGGCGGTGAACGTAACCGGTGACTTTGACCAGAAGGGATTTTACAATGCCACTACCAACCAGGCAAACAACGCAACCACTCTGACCGCCGACTCTTCGGCATGGCGGACAAACCCTAATAAGCTTCCATCTCTGGATATCACCACGCCAGGACCGGCTGTATTTGCCGGCGACAATTTCGCCGTGGGAACGGTGATCGGTCCCGGAAGCCTTCGCGGTACTGCCGCCAATAAATGGTATTTCAAATCTGACGGCATTGCCGATGGAGGCGTTACAATTCAAAAGTTAGGTTCAGATGTGAAGGCTAAAAACCTCCCTTTCTCGCCGACAGCGACTATTGCCTACGGATCAAAGGCCCGAACTGCGATCCAGGACATCAAGCTTTATAACGTCGATCCATCAAAGCAGTACTTTGTTGGTGTATTCGCTAAAAAGCCCAGCGGATCGACACAATATGTGCTGCACATCTATCAGTACAATTCCCCGAGCAATTCCGTGTACCTAATGGGCATGACTGCTTCCGGCTATGTGCCAAGTGCATATCCAGAGGTCATTCGTTTCCAAGGGCCGGGCAACCAGTTTGCCATGGTTACAGTGAATTGGAACCTGGTGGAAGACGGAGCGAGCGAGACCAACATGACTCCATCACACACCGGTATTTCTCCATTGACCTACCGGAGCCAGGACGACTATGCCGAATATTTGAACCGAAAGCTGGAGAGCTTGCCCCCGCTTCGCGCGACTTATCAGCGGCGCATTGTGTCGAAAGTCGAGACGTTATCTATCCAAAACACGGAGAACCGGACTGTTCAGCACGCAAATATGTCCGCAGTCATCATCTCCTTCAAAACCAACAACCAGGATTTCAACCTGTTTTCTTTCCCTGGGCACAATTTCGCTACGACAAAGGCAAAATATGCTTTCTGTATAGTTAAGACCGCGGCAGGCGAGCCAGAATTCCACTTCCAGCCATTCGACAAACGCACCGCCGACTATGAGTTCCAGATGAGCCGGATGATAAATCTAAAGGAGACCGTCAAGATTACCTTTGGATATCTGGATGCTTCCTTCAAATCATTCCAGCCTGGTGTAAACATCAGTTGGGGAAGTGGCCCAGCTGATGCGAATTTGGCTCCTGCAACGATCAGTTACTTGAACCTGGTGCAGGACCCATTTAGCAATGGCACAGTTGCGGCGGGCGGCTGGAACGCAACCGCCTACAAGCTTTCAAAGGCCAGCAATGTAGTAGTTTCTGATCAGCAGCGTGATAGGGCTGATGTCCGCTTTGTGCTTCCTTCGAAGTTCTACCTATTGGCCGATTCCACTCTGTGGTTTTACGCCAACAACATCATCAAGTACTTCCATGTGTACAATAAAAAGCCTTATGGCTTTCAGATGGTCTCGCGCCTGGTTTCCAACGGAAGCCCGGTAACCAGCAATTACCAGTACTCCGATGAAGAAGGTCAGATCATGGGTGCAGGCTCACCGGTAAACCTGACTTTCTCAATCTACGATTATGAGCACGTTAATTCCATCGACGAGCCTGATCTGATCAGCTCAAAAGTTGTCAATTGCACGCCGAAGGTTCGCCCAACTGGACAAACTTTAAACGGCATTTTCATTGGCGACAGCTTTGAGGACAGCGGATGGGAAGGACGTGGTATTCTGCAAGAAATATCTACGTTGGCTACCGGAAACGGCAACACAATCAACTGGAAAGGGATTCGAACCCCCAACTATGGAGGCGGAGCCATTAAAAGCGAGGCCCGCGGCGGATGGACTGAAGGCACGTTTTTCCGTTATGTACCGATAGCCGACCGCGCGGACGTTAACGCCGGAGGATCAAACTTGCACAGTCCGTTCATGTTTTCTCCTGACGATACTGCGGCAAATGCTTATTTCAGTTTCAGCGAGTACATGACGACCTACGCGATCGGAGCGTTGGATTTCATCATCATAGCGCTGGGGACAAACCCGTCAACACCTTCCGGCGCGAAGATCGCCGAGATGGTTGCGTCGATCCGTGCTTACAGCGCAACCATTCCGATCATTATATGTACGGTGCCTCCTGCTTCGATTTCACGGCGCAACATTGACACCAATCTCGACCAAAACCGTAAACTCAGCCAAACCGAGGCATACTTGACCCTGTTTGACAACCGCGAAGCGGAAAAGATTTATATCTGCCCATGGCATATGAGTCCACATCGATTGTACGCAATGCAAACTACGTCGGTTGATGTTACGCAATACCCTACCGAGAATATGCCTTCAAAGACACTCTACCTGGGGGGAGTGGCGACTACTTACAAGGAAAAGCAGTCTAAACTGTATCTGAGTGACATCCATCCATCGGCATTGGGTGTGAGAACATACGCATACCTTGGCTATGACGCCATTTGTTATGCGCAAGCGTAAAACGATGCTGGTCAACCTGCTTTTTCGTCCTTCCTGATCGGTTGATAATGCACCTACTTCGTATCTGCTAAGTGCATAACTAACATCTACGACAGTGTGAACGCAGAAACCTTTTCGGGACTATGGTACATTGATGAACCCTTCGCCAGCCGCATGGAAGGAATTATCCTTCCACGGCTCGCGGCCGGCTTCGATCCAATCCCGCCCCACTTTAAGGCTGGTCACATCGACGCAGCGATATCAACCCGCGACAAAAACGGCAATTGGAGCCGCGCACGTGCTTACCTGGACAGTTACCTCACAGCTGGCGGTGGCGACGTTGCAGTGATTCCCATCGAAGGCACTATGAGCCGTTTCGGATACTGTGGCATGGGCAATGAATTCCTAACCCAAGTTATCCAGGAAGCTGCCGAAGAGCCGGCTGTAAAATCGATCGTAATCAAAGGTCATTCGCCAGGTGGCACCGTCGATTCCGTCGAGATGCTTGCCGACGCTATCAAATATTTCCCGAAGCCCACGGTAGGCTACGTGAACGGTATGGCGGCCAGCGCATGCGTTTTCGCTATGAGCCAATGCGACCAGATCGTGATGGAGAATTCGAGCTCGTCTGAAATCGGCAGTATCGGTGTGCTGATGGTTTACATCAACCAATCCGAAGCGCTAAAACAGGCAGGCTACGAAGTGACGATTTTCAGGGCAGGCGAATCGGTCGACAAAGCTCGAATCAATGCCGTAGAACCGCTCACGCCAGAATTGAAGGCAGAAATTCAGCAGGATCTGGATGCGGCCATGAATGTTTTCAAGGGCTATGTCCGTCGCGGCCGTGCAGGCCAACTACGAAGCGACGAAGTGTTTTCCGGCAAAATGTACAAAAAATCAAAGGCGCTGAGCCTAGGGCTCGTGGATAAAACCGGCAGTCTCTCCGACGCAATCAAACTCGCACGTAAACTCTAATTCTATACCACAATGAGCAAACCAAGAACCTTATCATCGATCATTGCCGGATTTTTCGGCCGATCCGAAAAGGCCATTTCTGAGAAACTATCCAGCGAAGAGCATGCAGAATTTGCGGCCGACGTGACTGATATAGACCAGAATATCGAAGCCCAGGCAACCGAGAACACCCGGCTGACAGCCGAGTTGGAAACAGCTACCGCCCAGATCACAACTTTGGAGGCTTCAATCGCTGAAAAAGACACGCAGATCGCTACGCTGAGCGCCGAGCTTTCGACTGCGACCAGCGAACGCGACACCTACAAGGCGCATTACGAAAAGGCGGCTGACAAAGGCGACAAGGACCCTGATCAGGATCACAACAGTCGCAACAAGGGTGCCAAGTCCAGCTACAACGACAACGCTGTTAACGTGTGGCACAAGACCCACAAATAACCCTATCTCAAACCAGTAAATAACCCCCTTTTATACTGTCATGGCACAAATTGTCAATTTTGAAAATTTCGGAGAAGATCTGTTGCGCACCATCGATGGCAACGGCGAGATCATCATGGAGGCGGTCGCGTACGGTGCAGAATCGCTCGGAAACGATTTTACTGTCTTAAAAACGCGCGACAAAGCTCCGCTTGTTCAGTTAGATGTAAAAGATGCCTGGAAGCCAGCATCTGATACATTCTCAGGAGAAGAAGCGATCGCGGTAAGAAGCCGTTTTGCAACCTTCAAGGAAGGCGATATCGACCTTGAAATCACACTTTCCCAGATCAAAGAGATCTACCAGAGCTATTTGGGATGGACGAAGGCTCCGAACCGCACGTTAAACGACGTGAACGACAACCCATTCGAGCTGTTCTTCCTGGGTCACATCATTGGAAAGCACTTCCAGTTTGTCCGCACTAAAACTACTTGGGGCGGTGTATACAATCCTGCAGGTAAAGGTGCTGGTGCACTTGCTGACGGTTTTATTACACTATTTACCGCCGGACGTGGCGTTGGTGGTGACATCGTTGCCTCCCATGTCTTTGACGGCGCCGCACTGACTGATGCAAACGCTTACGCACAGGTAAATGGGGTAGCAAACCTGGTTGCGTCGGCTGACGAACTCCTGCTCAAAGAGGAGCTTAACGTTTACCTTTCCCAAACCAACTACGACAAATACCGTCGTAACCGTAGAGCGCTGTTCCCCGACCACGTCGGCCCGGCTGACCGCCCGACCATCCTGGACGATTATTCAAACATGAAGTTCACTGTCGACCCGGGACTGATCGGTAAGGACACGATCGTGATCGCGCCGAAGAAAAACATGCTTTTCGTCTGCAATGATGACCCGGGTAAATACCGCCTGAACATCGTGAAAGACGTGAAATCTTGGAAAATGTCCATCCGCGCAAGCCTTGGTTTCGACTACGCGACGCCGGACTGGGTGTTCCTGAACGACAACGTCTAACCCTCCCCTATCGCCTGCCGGCCTGGTGCCGGTGGGCTTTAAATCTTTTATCCACTTTCATTCAAGTATCCTCAATGAAGAATTATCAAAAAGCCCTGTTAGCAGCTGGACTCGTGCTTGTGGCGTCCGCAGTCACATTTGCCACAAGCAACCTGGTTATCGGGTTTGCTGCGGCCATATTCTCGGTGGTCGGCATCCAACAAATCACCGGAGGCGCATTTATTGATGTTAGCGGCGTCGCAGGGTGTCTCGCCTTGGCGGGTATCAAGCGCCAGTGCCAAACGTTGACGATCGGCGGTGCGAAACGTCTTTACATCTGTTTGGCAGAAGATTTGGCAACCGAATTTTTGACCTACGAACTTGCCAAAACGATGGGTAAGTTCACCGGCGCAATCCCGCTTGTTGTCGGCAAGAAGTTTATCGAGGTTGAAGCCTGGTACGATACCACCAAATTCGACACTGAAAAGAAAATCGGTGCCGGTTTCACCCAGGGCCTGGAATTTAAAATCCTTGGCTACAATGAGACCATTGTCAAATTCTCTGCACTCATGTACGAGACACCGGTTTGCTTCATCGTACAAGGCAATGACGATCGCCTGTATTTTATAGGCCAGAAGTACATTCCCATGATGGTCGAAATGAAAGGCGTATTGCCTGAAAAAGGCACCGCCCGCAAGGAAGCTACTTTCACTTCGAAGCAGGACGGTCTGATGGTGCCGGTATTCCCACTCGATGCGACTGTAACCTTCGACGTTGAGCCGCTCGTCGGTGCAGAAGCTCCGGAAGGCGGGGCCTAAGCCTAACTTATGGAGGTACCCTTCGGTACCTCCCATTTTTTTCCTCTAAAACAAATACCCGATGAAAACTTATTCAGTTGGCCAGGATGAAAAAGGCCATGTGTTCGTAGGTGGTAACACCAAATACCTCAGAGATATGGATCAGAAAGAGCTGGCCATCCTCGCCAAAAACGGCGATCCGCGTGTGAAAGTGGAAGAAGCGCCGGAAGACAAAAAACCTGCGAAGGTCGTAGCTGCTCCCACCACCTGATCTGATCATATCGTCAATTCTAACGCGTTCCCTTCATTATCATGGATATCAAAAAACTAAAAGCATCCCTGCAACTTGCGGAAATGCGACTCAGGGCCGCTCCTTCGGATGCAACTCAGGCCCTTTACGATCAGGCAAAAGAAGCATACGATGCCCTGGCAAATTCGAAAGTCGAAAAAAATGCACAGGTTTCTGGGACTACCGGCGGTTACGTTGCTCCGGCAAACCCCGTCAAGCCCGGCGATGCTGCCGGCGAGAATATCATTTCTGAAAAAGACCGGAAAGTTTCCAAAATAGTCGCAACGCTTGCCGATCTGGCAGGCGATCAACCGACCAGCGAGCAACCGTCGACCACCGCCGCTACTGGTGATGCGGTACCGGTCGGCGAAAATGAAGAAAAAAAAACGGAAGAGCAGCCGGTGCTTCAAGCGTAAGCCAGCAGCCAGACAATCGAGAAAAAGAGCAGCTTCTGGTGCAGGCGAACCGCTTGCACATGGAAGCTGCTCTTTTGTCTAACACCCTGCACGAATACCGTGACGACGATATCGATGGTGCAAATGCGGTGGTTGCGCAAATTCTCTCGATCCGCAGTCAATGGACTGTCACTCATAAAACGATCGAATACTTCGACAAAACTGGAAAACTGCCTGAACCCAAGCCCGAGCAGGATCTGCTGGCGCCACTACCCGGGTCTGCCGAAGTGGCCGAGCAACGCGTAGAACTCGCGCGGCTTAACAGCAATATCTGCAAGTACCAGAAGAAAATAACGGATAACCCCGAGCATAAGAAAGTCGACTTATGGCGCGAGCAGCTTGCCAAAATGGAGGCCCTGAAACAAGAACTCAAAGACAAGATCGTAACCCTCACCTATGCGTCAAAATAACAAATACCTGCAAAAAGTATATGAGGAGATGGATATCTACCAGCAACATCTCCTCGATGGAAAGGAGCTGACTGTCCAGCAGCAAGAAACCTTCCAAAAGATCGATGTCATACGTGGCTGGCTCAGGGACGGCTTTTCGGACGTCGATGTAATCAAGCTTGCCAAGAACGACCCGCGAATTCAGGTGCAAGACCGTCGGGCCCGCGAACTGCTTGCCATGGCGTACCAGGTCTTTGCAGACCTGCGCCAGCTCCGAAGCCGCGACGGTATCAAGTATATGTATGCTGAGCAGTTCCGCCGCGCTGGCCAGCTGATCATGTCCAAGATCGTTGCGCTGGCGAATGTTCCGGACGCCGAAGATATGACCGATCTTGAAATGCGGCTCGCCCTGATGCAGGAAGACACCGGCGGCGCAAAGGAAATTTCACTTTTGATGAAAGAGTATACCCGGGTGATGAAAGAAGCGGGGCTGATCGACGGCGCTTATGATAATTCGAAAATCGGCACCGATGAGAAGAAAAAACCGACCAAAATCGTGATCAAGCGCAAAACGGTCATCACACCCGATGGCGTGGTTAAATCTGACGAACTAAACGAGCAAGCAACCTATGAGCTCTCGGGCGAGTGACCTTATTCAAGAAATTGAAGTAAATGACAAGCAAGCCGACTTCATTGAGGCGGCATTTTACACCCTGACGGCTGACGGGACCAAAACTGCGGCACTAATTGGCGGTATCGGATCTGGAAAAACATTCGCAATGGCCCTGATGATGCTCCTTTCGAAAGAAGAGCTCCCCAGGGCAAAAGGTCAGTTTCCATGCGCAACGGTAACGCAGTTTAAGCGGTCAATATTTCCAGGGATCAAATCCGTCTGGCAGGACAACTTCGGACTGCGCCAATACAACTTCAAAACCGGCCAGGGCGATTACGCTGTCGGGAGAAAACCTCCGGAGGACTGGGACACGCCCTATCAGGAACCTGACAACTGGGAAAACTGCATCGCCTTTCCTAATGGATGGGTGATTGAGATTTGCGCATACAAAATGTTTGCTGACATCCACCGAGGTCGAAACGACGATTTTGCTATTATGGATGAAGCCTTGCTTTTCAAACGCGAATGGCTCAAAATTCTCGAAGGCCGTATCCGGGCCAATAAGTCGAAATTTAACTCGCCTTTACACTGGATGATCATGGTTTTCAGCTCGCCGCCATACGGACAAGGCGACTGGATGTTCGATATTGAGGATATGATGCGTGAGGAGCCCAGCAGGTACCTCTTCATGCAGATTACCACCAGGGACAATCAGGCTTTTTTACCATCCAACTACATCGATAACTTAAAAAAGAAGCTCACCCCGCTGGAATTTGGCGTTGAAGTGGAAGGCAAGCGCCTTTCTAAAATGCCCAAATCGTATTACTCGTCTCTGGACGAAAGGCATAGCGACGTTGAAATTGACGAGTTTTTCCAACCTGGTCAGCCGGTCGCCGCGTGCATTGACTTCAATGCGCATTTCACCAGTTGCTCGGTCTGGCAGGATCTGGGTGCAGAGCAGCGTTGTGTGATGGGCTGTTTTGTAACAGACCCTGATCCGGACAAGGACATGAGCCAGACCCTTGCAACCGAGTTGCTGTCCCGCCTAACCCCATACCCTAACCGCACCATCTACCTGACTGGCGACCGCAATGGTCTCAATGCCAGCGCCAGCAGCAAGCAGAACAATGATGGTACCTGGATCACGCTTTATGACGAATTCACTCAGGTCTTTGAGGACGCGGGCTGGACAGTATATTGCTGCCCCCTATTATACAACCCTTTCAAGGATGAGACATACAAGCTCATGAAGGAGGTACTTCAAGAGACCAGAGACGATGGCCTGCACCTGCGCTTCCACCCCTATGATGCGAAGAGCGTGATGGTGTCCATGCAGCGTGCACCCATCCTACCCAACTACACCAAGGACAAGAGGAGTGAGAACAAGAAGGACGAAGACCAACAGTACGCCACACACCTAAGTGACACGGTCGACTACTACGTCGTGTTCAAACTTCAAGGTGGGATGCAGATCGATAACAGCGGCGGTGGATCGTTCGACGTCGGATTCATCTGACCCACCTACCCCCCGGTACCCCTACCCCACCCCTCAGGTCGCGGCGGCCTGAGGGCGCTTTCAGATATTCGAAAATCGTTTTTTTGGCAATTGCCAAAATGCGAAAGGGCGGGCTTGATCTCGGGATTTTTGGGCTTTTAAAAATTATTTCGGCGCGTAATTGGCCTATTTTCAGCAGGTTGTAATTTTTGTCCCACAAAAAAAGGTGCAACTTTTCAAAATTCCGAATTACTACGCTTGCAATCAACAAGTTACACCAATCGACATTTACGATCTATGGAGAAATGAGACAAAACTTTGATGAATAATTTTCAATGCCAAATAATAGAAAACCTCCGTAAGTATAAATTGTGATGATAAAGCTTCCTACATTTGCAGCCAAATCACTACTGCATTCGATTCCAAAAAGTTGTGATCATATGTGCGTTTTATGAAAAAAATACCGCTATCGATAGATCCAAATCCTGTCGTAGAAGCCACAGTCGAGTTGAAATTCCAATCCTCTTTACCGAGAGGTGCCGTGTTTGGAGTCCTGTATACTAAGTTCCAACAGAAATATCCCATTTCGACAGCCCTTCCCATTTTAAATATTCCCGAAGATGTGAGAGCTAGTGATCCTTCGTTCAACTTTCAGGCATTGTACAAGTTATCCAACGACAAGTATGATCTACAAATTGGTAACGACGTGATTTCAATTCATTCTAATAAAGGATATGTAGGATGGAATAATTTTTCTACGGAGCTCGATATGTTTTTTGAAACGCTCACAGGAAGTGGCGTAATTCAGAGCCCCGTGAGCCTCGTCATCAGATATTTGAACTTTTTTCCGGATATGGACATTTTTCCGGATATTGATGTCGAAGTGCGTATGGCAAACAGTGCTTTTGTAAGTCCAAATTTGCTCATACGGTCTGAGAAGGAGGTAGAAGGGTTGACTGAAGTTTTACAGATCACTAACAACGCAACACTATTGTCTGGACCAAACACCTCTTTTACAGGCTCGTTAATGGATATTAGTGTTTTTGAGAACAAGGTGGAGGGCCTGAACAATTTCAAAGAAACTGTTGAAAAATTGCACACACGGGAAAAGAGGATATTTTTTAATTTGTTGAAAACACGATTTGTTGAAAATCTAAATCCGGTCTACCCATGAACCCTATCCAAATCTCGCACAACAGAGTTTCATCTAATATCGGGCTTCTTATCACGATCTGCGCTTCAACTATTATACCAACTGGCAACTACGTTCCGAGCGGTGACTACAAGTCTATCCGTGCGCCCTATGAAACCGTCTATCCACATCTCAATGTTGCATTCAAGAAAAACACTGGAGACGAGGAAGTAAATGCAGGTGACCTTCTTAGCAACTGTGCAACGAACTTGTTAGTCAATAGTGTCGATTTAGATGGTGATATAGTTGACATGGTTAATGAGAACTTTTGGAATTTGGTATGAGTCTTCCTGAGGAGATTAAAAAATATTTACCACAATATTTGTCTGAAGACTCTACCAAAGAATTACTTCAAAAGTTAGGCGGATTTCCAAATAACATTGATAATAGCCTGTATACCAACGAGCTAGTAGAGCAACCTGTCATCTTCCAGGGTGATGGATTATTAGATTTACATGTAATAAACTTGCCGGACACTACCGTTCGGCCAACTCCTGCGCTCGTTTTAACAAACACATGTGACGTAGACCTTGCTAATGACCGGGCCTACCCTGTCCAAATATGTTATTCGCCTATTATGCGCCTCGAGTCATTCGCCGAAATGGTGGCCAAAGTCAAAGGCCCTGACTATGCATCGACTCTCGCTCAATCGATAAGGAGACAGCATGTGACTTCGATTGTATATCTGCCTATTGGAGGTGGATTGACCTATGAAGGAATAGTGTTTTTAGACAGGATCAATAATTACCCTAATAAGCTCGTGCCCAGGGATAATTTGAAAGAAAAAAGACTTTTCAGCCTAAGCAATTACGGCTTTTATCTCCTGCTTTTGAAGATATCCATTCACTTCTCACGTATTCAAGAAGCCGTAGATCGAGACATACAGCAGTAACAATTCAAGTCAATGCTACACCTCTATCTCTACATCTATCTGATTATCAATTTCTCATAAATTTCTGGCTTCAATTTCTACTCTTCAATAGGTAGCTCCTGCGTACCCAGAGCACCATCGTTAAAAGCATCAAAACGGATATGATTGGCAACTATCCAATGTTTTACGGCTTTGCGAAGGTAGTCTCGACGGTTATCAAAGTCATTGGATGTCAAATACTTTTTGATTTCGACAAATTGCAGCGGGCCTATTTCTATAAACTCCCGGTCATTATTGATTGCGATGTATTCGTCGCGTTCGATACCGCGTACAAATTTCTTTATCTCGCCAATGAACGACGGCTCCTGTGTATGCACCAGGTAGGTGACACCAGGTGCCGCCGCTTCGTTCTTAGCAATTACGAATTTGGGTACCTTCTTCTTCGATTTCGGATCTGGCATAAACGATAAAATGAACTTTATCGCCGCTCCGAAGTGGTGGATGAATGATGTGCAACTCCTGTTTGTTGTCGCGCTCGACGACATAATACGGCACGAACATTGACTGCCGAATCCAGCCGGGCACGTTCCTTTTCTTCCATCGCTCACCTTTCGCGGCGATCGCGGCAAAGTGCTTTCTCCCAAGCTCCCTGCCTAGTTTGATTGTTTCTTTCATTTTCTCTATCGTTTTTTAATTGCTGATGCCGCAATACTCCAAATGTACGGCATTTTTGTGACGCTTTCCCGTCCTTTCACGACGAAATAAGTGCCACCGAATTTGCAGGCTGATTTTACCTATTAGCCATGAAAACAGAAAAACTCAAGACTCCGATTACTTATTACGGCGGCAAACAGAACATGGTGCGTCACATTCTGCCACTGATCCCCGAACACCACACTTACATTGAGCCGTTCTTTGGAGGCGGTGCCATCTTTTTTGCTAAACATCCGAGTCCAGCCGAAGTGGTCAATGATATCAACAATCGGCTAGTGACATTCTACAAGGTTTTGAAATACGACTTTGAGGAAATCCAGCGCTTGGTGGACGAGACATTTCATTCCCGCGCGCAGCACAAGGAATCCGAGCAAGTTTACGAAAGCCAAAAAGACGAAATCTCCGACCCCGTCCATTGTGCCTGGTCAGTATGGGTGCAAACAAATATGAGCTTTTCAAGCACGATCGGAGGTGGCTTCGGCTATGACCGCCGCGGGAAGTCTGCTTACCGCACCTACAACAAGAAAAACCGGTTTACTGAGGCCTATACCGAGCGTCTCAAGAAGGTGACCATTGAAAGTTATGACGTTCTGAAAGTAATCCGTGCATACGATGCCCCTGATGCATTCTTCTACCTCGACCCGCCATACGTCAGCGCTGATCAGGGACACTATGCAGGTTACTCGACGGAGGATTTTCGAGCGTTGCTGGATGCATGCGCGGGAATGCAAGGAAAGTTTCTGTTAAGTAGCTACCCAGAAGATGTGCTGATGGAATACAGGGAAAAACATGGTTGGAAGGTGCAGGATCACGTGAAAACGCTGGCCGTCGACGGGCGTCGAAAGGCCAACCGGACAAAGGTTGAATGCCTGACCTGGAATTATTAACCGAAAAGAGGGACTTCGGGTCCCTCTTTCCCTTTATGAAGCCAGAGCCGCTTCACTGATTTTGAACGAAGTGATCACGGCGCGTTCGTCGCTTCTCACGTAGCGGTCCAGCTCTGCCGCCGATATCCTGCCCATCATGGTCAGGATTGCCTCCCTCGAGAGCCCTAATTCATTCAGACAGTAATCGCAAAACGTTGTCCGGCCATGCTTCACTGACAACTGAGGGTAAATGCGCTGCGCCGGAACAAGCCTCATGTTAAGTTCGGCAGCGCAAATTTTCAGCCAGTCGTTCATTTTAGCATTGCAGTAGGTTGGCACTTTGCTCCAACCTCCATACTTATTTATTACTTCCTTAACCTCAGGGAAATTATCAATGGGCACCTTCGCTTCCACTTCCGTTTTTTGGCGTGGCTTGACGATCCACTGCTTGCCGTCAATACCTGTAATTAAAAAGTCCGTTGGATTACGTATAATTTGCATAAGGTCTTGATAATGAAAGCCTGTTCGCGCATATAAAACAAATATATCTGCTACTTTTTGGGCGGTCGGGTGGCTGAATTCGTGGTTTCTCCATAAGCGCAGTTGTACCGAGTCCAAGTATTCGGGGCGCTCAATTCGCTCATGACCAATAACATAGTCTTCGAGTGGGTTTTCAGATACCCACTTTTTACGCTTTGCAAATTTCGTAATAGCGGCAAGCGAGCGAGCCGATCTTGTAAAATAGCTGTCCTTATATCCACAGCCCTTGCACCAGGCGCGATAATCTTCCATCACTTCGGGCGTAAATTCATCGACAAGAACTTCGCGAAGGTTATTGTCAACTAAAAACCTAAATGCAAGCTGACGATGATTCCGAAGTGTCTTTTTCGAGCTTTCCGAGACATCCTTTCGCTTTTCGTACACCTTCTGATAAAAATCAAAGGCCGACAGGAATGAAACTGCTGGTGGTAGTTGATAGGCCCGTTTGATACGATCCGCAGTAACCTTTTCGGACTTGCGCAGCAGATCGTTGAAAATGCCCCACAATCGCATTTCCAATATGCCCAGCTGCTCATTTTTAAAAGAATTCAGCGGATCGTTGCCGTTAAGTCGTCTTGACGCGTCATTCCAATCGGCAGATGTAATTTTCAGGCCTGTCGAGCCTAATTCTTCGCGCGTTCCATTGACAGTAATTCGCAGATACAAAGTACTGGTGCCTTTTTGTTCTTGACTTTTGGTTGCATGTTTCCAGAATAAAACTTCCATTTTGTTAGAGAAAAAACTCATGGTACTGATGTGGGTAGGGCATTAAAAAATGATTAAAACCCACGAAGCTATGTCACCGCACAATAAGTATTTTTACGTATACGGAGAACTACGTAGCAATCCCCGCAAAACTACCTATTTCAAAGTATCACCCTTTTGACCATGCAATACATACTACGAACGGGTAGTATATATTTGGTGCCACCGCGAGCTTTTTAGTGCCGCCTAGCGTACCGAAAAGGTGAAAAGAAGAGCTAAAATTCTGGGGGTAAGAGAGGTAGGAAACAAAAAAACCTTCCAAATTGGAAGGTTTCACGAGCGATTTAATGCGTTTGTGGAGAATATCGGATTCGAACCGACGACCTCTTGCATGCCATCCAGATTTTTGAGGATTTTTTGTATATTTGATTTTTATAAAAAACAGTCCAACATATTGAATATTAGTCAGTTAATTGAGTTTATTTAAGTTTGCTTAATTATCCTTAGACAAGAAATGTTCGACCTATGTTCGACCTAATTTTGATCAAAATATGCACTGATGGCACTCTCAACCAAGTTTATCCTAGCTTCCAAAGTTAACGATTCGCGCGAGTATCCTATAATGCTCCGCATCATTATTAATCGTAAGAACCAGTTAGTCAGCACAAAGAAGAGCTGTAAACAAGAAAATTGGCTCGAAAGTCAACAGCAAGTTGCCCGCGGTCACCCTAAGCATCAGGAGATCAATTTACTCCTTAGAACAATCGTTTCTGAGTTAGATTTTCTCATCATATCCGAAGGAAAAAAAGGTCGAAAGCCAACGTTCGAAGAAATGAAAAGTGTGGTTCGTAGTTTGACCGGCGCAACGAAAGAACCAGAGAGCAAATCACTTTTTAAGCTCTTTGAGGACCATATTTCTCTGCTCAATCAGCAAAACCGGATTGGCTACGCGGACACCTTTAAATTTACGCTGAGCAGCTTGAAAGGGTTTGTGAAAAACAAAGACCGAGATCTCCTATCTATCAATCTAAATTTTCTGAAGAAATATGAAGAATACTTGATGGAACGCGGATGCGCTATTACCACAAGAAGTGTCTATCTAAGAACCTTTAGAACGATGTGGAAGGTGGCAATCCGAGAAAAATTTTGCCCCGAGGGTCACTATCCTTTTAAAGAGCTCGCATTTGGCAAATACAACAACCCTAGGACCAAAAAAAGAGCGATTCAAAAATCGCAGATTGATCAAATCTCAGCCCTGGAGATCGATCCAATGAATAATACACTCATTAATTCACGTAATTACTTCCTTTTCAGTTTTTATTGCCGAGGAATCAATTTTACGGATCTTGCAAGTTTAAAATGGGATAACATTGTTGATGACGAACTCGAATATATCAGATCGAAAACCAAGGAAGAATTTCGTTTTAAGCTCCATCCAGAAGCCATGCGGATCCTTGATTTTTACCGCAACCTTCGAGGCAATAGCGATGCCGGCTACATCTTTCCCATATTATATAAAAGACACGACAGCATACAGTCGATCAGATATAGAAAGCAGAAGATTCGAACGCGGGTTAACAAGGACTTACAAGAATTAGGTGCAATCTTAGGCATTCAGAAGAACCTGACTACGTACGTGGCCCGACATTCATATGCAACCACGCTCCGGAGAAACGGAGTATCCAAGGAGAATATAGGCCGATCATTGGGCCATGACAGCTTAAAAACAACTGATATTTATCTGGAAGACATCGGGGATCCAATTTTGGATGAACTGATTAACTCAACGCTTTGAACGCATGTATTTTTTCAATTTGCCCGGCTTCGATCCTGACCTCGGTATAGACCTGGACGATCAGGGAAGGTTTCCATATTTAAGGTTTGCAGATCATGTTTTTCGCAGAGGAAAAGTAGACTACCTATCATGTAATTTTCACTTTGAGAACATTGCTGAGAAAACAGCGCCACCGGTCTTCCTCAGTGAACCGAATCTGGCTGCCATTTTCGACCAGAAAAACCGGGCGAATGTCATTGTAGATCATCATAGCCCAATCTCGGAGTCTTATGCCGACGAACTGAGAGCGGAATTTGAAAGAGGGTACTTCGATGCGATGAAGGAATACCCACAACAAATAGTCTCCATTCTTTATAATCCTGACCACGAAGGCAAAATCGCTCATTTAGAGCAATTCATTGAATTTTGCTCCTATCATTTATACTTCGAGGGATTTGCTGTTCCATCCTGTTTATACGCGCTCGGATTTATCCAGGCCTACCTTGTACGTGCGTGCGGCGATAGAGTAAATACCCTTCGCCTTCCTAAGTATAAATCTCCGGTCTTGTTACAGAGTCAAGAATTTCCAATAGCCGAAGCGCAAACGAAAGGTCCGGAGCGAATTCCCCTGGACTACGCGGTTGACGAAATCATATCCATGTGGTTGATTTTAATTGATGCGTGGAAATGTAAGGCAGTGGGCTCCATTCAGGTTTTCACCAGTGAAGAGGAAGTGTTGCAGCTGTTAGGAATGATGTTTGAAGAAAAAGGAGGCAGACTGCCTAGACCTGAACACGAGTACTTTGAAATGCCTCCGGGAAACTACGAGCGTGTTTTAAACCTACTTATGCATGCCACCTATAAGCTGAACACAGATCGGAACAATATTGGGCTTGACAGATACTGTCAATTGCTGCTCGATACATTTTCCTGCTATTCGAAAACCAAGCTGGAAAGTCTTCGCAGTAACATCAATAAAGCGCGTGGCAATATCGTGCAGAGTATTGGTAGTCTGGCCGATAGCCCCCATTCTAAAAATGTTTTGAAAACATTAAGGAAAATAAACGAGTACGGAGTTGAAGACCTGACTTAGTCAACTTCATATTGTTTTTCCCCGATTTTCTAGCCTTGCTTTGCCCATCACCAAAACGCAAAAGGGATGAGCACAACAGTTCTAGTTTCAATGAACGATCAGCAGTTATCGGAGTTGATCGAGTCTTCACTGCGCCGGGTTTTAGAATCAAAACTGGAGGCTGCCGCCGATACCAGTGACACTTTGCTGGACACCAAGGAGGCCGCGCGCCTTACCAAATACAAGGAGACTTCCATTTATGGGCTGGTGAAAAGAAAAAAGATCCCGTTCTGTAAAATGGAAGGAAAGTTGCTCTTCTCGCGCAGGGAGCTTCTGGAATGGATAGCCAATGGTCAGCAGAAAATCGAAGGTAATCATGAAAGATAATCCGGTCTATCTGCGCATTGGCACCAGTTACTTTAAGAAAGTCAACCGGCCACTATCTTCCGGCGACACGATTTCCTCCTTGATCCCCTGGTCGGCTGAATGCATCCGGTTGGATCACAGCCGTGACTATTTGAAAGACCGCGTGGATTGCTTCGACGGATTTTGTTTTGTGCCGAGCCATCTGGACTACCAACAAAAGGTCGGCGGGTTTTACAACCGCTACCAGCCATTCCAACATGAGTCGCGGCAGGGCGATGCCTCGGAAATCTTCCAGTTTCTGGGCCACATTTTCGGCGAGCAGATCGAGATGGGTTACGATTACTTCAAAATCCTGCTCGAACGTCCTACCCAAATCCTGCCGATCCTGTGCCTGGTCAGCGAGGAGCGCGGAACCGGAAAGACCACATTCCTGCATTTTGTCAAGTCCATCTTTGGCGAAAATATGACGATCAACAGCAACGAGGATTTTCGCTCCAACTTCAACATCGAATGGGCGCAGAAACTGGTCATAGGCGTGGACGAAACGTTCCTGGATAGAAAGGAAGATTCAGAGCGGATCAAGAATCTGAGCACGGCTCGGTTTTACAAAGTCGAGGCCAAAGGTCATGACCGGCAGGAGGTAGAATTCTTCGGGAAATTCATTTTGTGCAGTAACAATGAAGATCATTTCATCATCGCCGAGCCGGGGGAAATCCGGTACTGGGTGAGAAAGGTGCCACCACTAAAATCAGATAATCACCACTTGCTGGCCCAGCTTCGGGCTCAAATCCCGTTCTTTTTGCATTTTCTGGTGAGCCGTGACTTCGTCCACCCCAGTAAAACAAGAATGTGGTTTACGGCTGATCAAATTGCGACACCTGCATTGAAAAAGCTGCTGAACCAAAATCGGAATAAGCTGGAAGTGGAGATCGCCCATATCCTGCTGACGATCGCAGACGAAAAGGAGCTGGATGAAATCCGGTTTTGCACTGGCGATGTCCAGGACTGGCTCAATAAAAAGCACATCCGTTTCAAAGACCTCTCACAGATCAAGCGGATCCTGCAAAATGCCTGGAAGTTGAGCCCGGCGAGTAATTCACTTACTTACCCGCAATACAAATTTTTAACCGACGGTTCCGTCTTCGAGCAGACCGGCAAGGGCAGGTTCTATACACTATCCCGAAGACGCATAAATGAGCTCAACGAATTGCCCTAATTTTTGATGCTTTGATGCGCATCATATTTAATTAATTGATTAATAAATAATTACAGCGCATCAAAATCCGCATCAAAGCGCATCAATCCCAAAATAGCGATGCGGCCCCTGATGCATTTTGATGCTTTTCTGATGCGGGCATAAATAGTTAAAATCAACCAGTTGTTAGCTCTTCGCATCAATTCATCAATTTTTTCACTTTCAAGCCCCAGTAATTATGACTTGTGAGCAAACCAAAAAGATATCTATTGTAGATCTCTTGGAACACTGCCATATCCGTCCTCAATATGTCCGGGGACAAGACCATTGGTACCTCTCTCCGTTCAGGGACGAAAAAACGCCTTCTTTCAAGGTCAATGCGCGGTTGAATCTCTATTATGATCACGGAAACGGTCAGGGAGGTGATATTATTGATTTGGGACGCACCCTGTTTCGCTGCGATACAAAGGCGTTGTTGGAGAAATTGGATTCTGGTCTTTTTCCATTTCAACCGCAAGATCCAAAATCGGCAGGCTTCCATATACGCAGCGGCGTTACACCAGCCAGATCAATCGATCAGCCTGCCATCCAAATTACTGCTGTGAAGGAGTTAGGCACTAACCCGGCAATTAATCAGTACCTGGAATCCCGTGGTATCGATCTGACCGTTGCCAAGTCATACTGTCAGGAGGTATACTACCGGGTTAGCGACAAAAACTATTTCGCCGCAGGTTTCGAAAATCGGTCTGGCGGCTATGAGCTGAGAAGTGCCTACTTCAAGGGTTCGACATCTCCGAAGGACATATCCCATATCGAGAATGGTCATAGCACGGTCTGCGTGCTGGAAGGCTTTATGGATTTTTTGTCGCTTCTCTCACTTCGAAAACTGGAGCAGATCCAGACCGACTTTGTAGTGCTCAATTCGGTGAGTCTGGCAGAGCGAAGTGTGGACATTGTCAAAGGTTACAGCACCGTTTTTCTGTATCCAGATCACGATGCAGCCGGGAAAAAGCTGCTTGAAAAATTCGAGAAAGCGGGGCTCAATTGCGTCGATGCCTCTTGTATCTATAAGGATTACAAGGATCTGAACCAGATGCTGGTTGCAAGCAAGCAGCTGGAAAAGCAGCCCCAACATCAGCACCGACCTAAGAAGACCCGAGGGCTGGGCCTATGA